CAGATGGGTAAAGAATTAGGATTTCCTACAATGCAGGCATTCCATTACATTATTCCTATTCAAGGTAAATTAAGCTTAAGTGCAAAAGCAACTAATGCTTTACTAAGAAAAGGTGGTGTAAAATTCTATACTAAAGAAGATGGTGTATATGTTTACAAAGATGGTTCTGTAACTGAGATGAGAAAAGATATAGCAGAAAATCCTATGGATAGAAGAACTACTATTGTATTTATCAGAGATGGTATAGAAGAAACTTGTTCTTTTACATGGATAGATGCAACCGGCCAAGGTTTAAATACTAAGGATAACTGGAAGCGGATGCCTAAAGAGATGTTGTATGCAAGATGTTTAGCAAAAGGTGCTAATCGTGTTGGCTCAGATCTATTATTAGGTTTGTACATGACAGAAGAGTTAACTGATAGTTTCAATATCCCGGAGATAGCTGTGAAGCGTAATGAAGATGGTACTATCAAAGAAATAATAGATGTAACCCATACAGAAGTAAAATAATCCAAATAAAAAAAACAATATGAGTAACTTAAGTACAAAAAACATCAAAACTGGTGGAGATGGTGGAATGTCAAAGACATTAGAACCAGGAACAAATCTATGTAAAATTAATAATGTAACTCTTGAGGAATTCAAGTTTAAAGAGGGAGCATTGAATGTAATGCTTCATCTAGAAGGTGAAGACTTAGGTGATGACTTCCAAGGATTTTTCATTGATAAAAACAATGAATCTCTAGGTCGCCATAAAGGTAAAGTAGGTGTAGTAAAAGCTACAGAATGGGCTTTTGCAGATGGTGAAACTAAAAGTGGTATAGCTGTTAGCAGAGATTCAGAAATGATGAAATTCCTTAAACAATTATGCACAAGTTTTGATTGTGTAAAATGGTTTGATGCTCAGGATGATAAACATCCTACAATTGAATCTATCTATACAGCTTTTAATAAAGAAAAGCCTTTTAAAGATCAATTCTTTAGATTCTGTATTGCTGGTAAGGAGTACACCAATCGCGGAGGATACAAAGCTCATGAATTATTTTTACCTAAGTATTCTAAAGATGGAACACCTATTGAGAAAGATGATGTACAAGTATCAAAGCTAATTAAATACAATGAAGCAAATCATATCCGCAAAAAGAAAGAAGAAAAAGTAGAAGGGTTTGGAGACTCTAAAGCAGGTTCTGATTTTGAACTTTAATTAATAAGGGGAGGCAATTAAGTCTCCCCTTTTATATAATCAGTTATGTCAAAAATACAGAATCACCAGATTATTAATATTTAACAGAGAAGCATGCTGAGAACTAAATCACTAATTACAGAAATAACAGAGGTTCCAAGAGAATGGATATTTGAACACTATTTACAATTGCAAGAAAAGTTAACAGGACAAGATATAAAGATAAAGTCCGTGTTCAATAAAAATGATAAAACACCCTCAATGTGCATATATTATGCATCAAATAATACTTATAAGTATAAAGATTTTTCAACAGGAAAATCAGGAGATGCAATTAACTTAATTATGGAGCTTACTGAACCAAAGCTTACTACAAGAGGTGAGACTGCTCATAAGATTATTGAAGATTATAATGCTTTTATTCTTAACAATAAAGATGATGGCATTAGACAATTCAAGAAAAAGTCTAAGTATAAAGTAGTAGATTTTACTATAAGATCTTGGAGTAATTTTGATGATAAATATTGGAGTAAATTCAATATAGGATCAAAACTATTAGAATTTTATAAAGTATCTCCTTTATCAGACTATAAATTACAAAAAGAAGAAGATGGTTCTATCACAGAACAAGTGATTAAAAGTACTAACATGTATGGTTACTTCCGGAAAGATGGTACACTCTATAAAATCTATCACCCTTTAGTGAAAGACTATAAGTTCATCAAAGTACAAGATTACATCCAAGGTATGGATCAGCTTACAATGAAGGTGCCATATTTAATCATTTGTAGTTCATTAAAAGATATTATGGCTTTCACAAAACTTGGTTACAAGAATGCAGAAGCCATTGCACCGGATAGTGAAAACACAATGATACAAGAGCATGTAATAACAGCACTTAAGCATAAGTATCAAGGAATCTGCACTCTATTTGATAATGATCCAGCAGGATTAGAATCCATGAAAAAGTATAAGGAGAAGTATGACTTACCTTATGTTGTCCTAGAGATGTCCAAAGATCTATCAGATTCAGTAAGGGATACAACTCTAACCAAGGTAAGGGAAACCTTGACTCCTATGCTAAAAGAGAAATTAATGAAACAAGCAGTAATAGCAGAGTAATATGGACGAATTTCAGAAGTGGCTATTCAGCCTACCAATTCAAACATTAACAGATGAACTCAAAGATGAGATTATAACTCAGGCATTGAATGCTCAAGAAAGAGATAACTCATGAGTTGGATATACAATGGTAAACAGTTCCAGGATGAAGACATCCCGCCAGGAGCAGTAGGTTTCATCTACATGATCGAAGCAGTTATTGATGGTAAATCAGTAGCTTATATAGGTAAGAAGAACTTTCAAGCTCTTATAAAAAAGAAGCTTAGTAAAAAGAAATTACCTGTAGACAAAAGAAAGAAAGCTTATGAGCATGTAGCTAAAACTGCATACAACAATTATTACAGTAGTAATGAAGTGCTTAAAAAAGCACAGAAAGAAGGAGTAAAAATGAAGAGAACTATGCTCAAAATATGCTATAGCAAAACTGAATTGACTTACCAAGAGGTAAAGCATCAGTTTAAGTATGAAGTATTAGAGCATGATATGTATCTTAATGGTAACATCCTTGGTTCATTTTATAAACAGAAGAAAAATGAGTGAAGAAAAAAAAGAAATAAGCTGTACAATCCCTTTAGATAGCGGTTTTACACATGTACTATTTAATCTTGCTAGTCAAGGATACTCTCATATATATGCAAGATATAGCGGTAGTGGTGATAGTGGTGCTATAGATGAAATGTATCTAGTAGAAAGAGGCGGTGTTATTGAAGAAAATAAGGATGACCTTCCACAACTTGAAGAAGATGCTGTACTAGCTGATATAGAAAATGATCTATTTGAATTATTACAAGATAAAATATACAGTATAGCAGATAATGCAGATGACTGGTATAACAATGATGGTGGTGGTGGCGTTATATTTATTTCTACAGAAGATTATAAATATAAAGGTGATCATTATGTTAATGTAACAGAATCAGTACATACTGATGTAGAAGGTACTCTTGGAGATTAATATGGCACATCCATCAGAACATGCTAAATCCTCAGTTAAGAAGTGGGGTGGCGTAGAAGAAGACTATTTACCAATACATGAATGGTTTGATGCTACTAAAGCTTGGGTAGGACATTCTATACATAGAGTATTCCGCCATCACTCAGAAGGAATATTTGAGTGTGAAAGAGTATTTGGTAAACATTTTTTCAATAAGGACGGTAAAAAGGTCTATGTAAGATATGTAGGAGAACAACACGTAAAAGAAGATTGTAATAATCACATCCCATCAGCCAAAGAATGGCTGGATAACATAACAGAGAAAAAAACACCACTATGGATGCTAAAGACACTACCGATACAAGACTAGTAATTGATGAAGCAAGCTATAAGAATTTAAAAGAAATGTTGAATTCATCACCTGAAGATGTTCAAGTAGCTCTTAGTTGTATTAAAACATTAGATAAACAAAGAAACTTTGCTGCAATTGCTTTTCTCAGAAAAAATACAAAATGTGATATTCTTAATTGGATTCAGCAATGCAATACTCACTTAAAATATCAAGAAAATCTAGGCATTCCTGTTGGATATCACATAAAAATTTCTGATATTTATAGGGCTTTAGGTAATGAAACTGCATATAAAGATGAGAACAAAAAATTCTTTACTGCAAGATATGTTGAGTTTTTAAAGAGTACCATTGCAGGAATGGATTTTGTTGAAAGTATTGAAATCAAAGTAAAACTTAAAGATTATGAATAACAAAACAGATGAATTGGCCAAAGCCAGTAAAGATCTGATGTTAAAGGAGCCCTTCTATGGACTATTCCTAATTATGCTTAACAAGCAATGGAATAATCAAGCTGTACCAACAGCAGGTGTAAGTAGACAGGGTATTAACTATCAGCTTTACATAAATGAAAACTTTTGGAATAAGCTAAACACTAACCAACACATAGGTTTATTGAAGCATGAGCTTCTACATATTGCCTTTTTCCATATTACAGATTATGATCATCTTACAGATAAAGAAATTGCTAATATAGCAATGGACATTGAGATCAATCAGTATATAGATAAGGATTTCCTACCTCCAGGTCCACAACTTCCGGAATCATATCCAGAACTAAAACTTGAAGCAAAGAAGGGTACTCAGTATTATTATGACAAATTAATGCAGGGTAAGCAAGCAGGAAATTGTCCAAATCTTAATGCTATGCTTGCTGCAGGTGCTGTTGGTATTCCTATGCCTGGAGAAGGTGATCAACCTGGTGGAGGACAAATGGTAAAAATTAGAGCTAAAGGCGGTGGTGAGATAGAAGTACAACTTCCAGATCACAGCACTTGGGGTGAGTTTGATGATCTTGATGAAGCTACAAAAAAGCTAATTAGGACTCAGACAGGGCATATCCTATCGGAAGTAGCAGATCAAGTTACAAAGAGCCGTGGAACAGTTCCTGGAGAGATGGCAGAGATCATTAAAAGGATTGCTATTGTTGAAGAACCTAAGTTTAACTGGAGAGGTTACCTAAGACGGTTTGTAGGAGGTAGT